AGCGTTGGTTCCAGTAAGGGCTAAGCCACTGGTCGGCACATATTCAGCTGCGAGGCCGAGAAACCTAAACGATTGAAAGTTTCTCGCCATAGCATGTGCCCAAGGAAACGCGGCCAACCGGCCGGGGTTAATTCCCCATCCATACACCTGGGGAGTAGTTCCAATGTTGACAGTCCTGACAAACTCTCGTTTGCGGACTATGGTCCTACCCTCCTTCCCGCTTCCCATGATGGGTACGAGTTGAGATGTGGACAGGGGTTTAACCAAGCTATTCACTTCTGGCGAAGTGTCAGGCATGGCAACCTCTTCCGGCTCGACGCCGTGCTCACTAGCAAAAGACGCTCGATACTCTCCTTTACCGAAAAGTCTGCCAACCAATCGGTGGGCTGCCATTCCTAGCTTCCCACCCAAGGTGGCACCAAGTGTCTTGCCAATGGGCTCTTCCTTGCGCTCATAAACTGGCGGTGGGGCAGTCCGCCCTCTTTTGCGGCCCCGTCTGTTTCTTTTCCGCGGCATCCTCGCTAACACTGTCTTTCAACAGTGTTTTGCACCGCCCGGATGTTCGCTACCACTGCAAGAAACTCAGCCAAGCGAGGAGAATTGCGCATCTCAAGCTTGAATTGATCAACCAACTCATCGGTGATCTTCTTCTGCTCAAGAAGGCGGTACAAGGTCTTCGTGCCGTCCACTGGCCATGCTCCTTTCTCGGTAAACCAAGTTGAGCAAAATTCAAACTCAGTCTGCCGTTTCTGGTACATTTTCAGTGGATGGCCCATTTCCAAGTACTTCTCTTCAGCGTTTTCCACATACTCTTCAACACAGTCATCCCCCATGGTGAAAGCCCAGGAAGCTCCAATAAGGCGCGCAATCAGGTTTCGCAACCGTGAATTGCTCGCACTGGTATTGTAGCATCCCGACTTCATCACTCCAGGGGTGTTCAGAACTCGCATCTCCCCATCAGGGAAAGAGTATACTGAACGACTCATGCAGACGAAACGAGCCCTCACGAGGTGGGCTGCTGTTTCAGACATGTTTCCGAGCTTGATTCTCATCTCTGCTTCGTGCATCAGTTGCCAGTCTTTAACAGACCAGTCCCAACCGGTGACGTCAGCTTCAGCCATGTCGGTTCCTTCATTGACCATGCGTTGATAGATGACTCGCAACTTTTCGTCGCTGGACAATGAGAGGCCGGGTGCTGAAGGAATCGTTTCCCAGTTGAGGATTTCTGTTTTGTTCTGCTTGGAACACAACAGGCGCTCGATGATTTGGTCCACAATGGAAACAGCGAAGATGAGCCGCCAACGACCAGATTTGATTTTCCGGTTCGAATGGGGCTCTTTCTTTACAAATACCCGCACAGGGTCTGCCAGTCCGAAAAGGACTAGCTGCTCCGGGGACATTGCTCGCATTTCTTTGATTGTGAACTTCATCATTTGGCGCAACCTGCACACCACAGTTTCGATGATGAGTTCAGAGTGGTACTCGATGACATCCTTATTGTTGAAGCCTAGGCACGCGTAGGGCACTCCTGGTTTGGAGGTCCTGTCGATTTCGTGCTCGAGGATGAACCGGCAACGGCGGCGTATGATTTGCTCGTCGATTCCTTTCCTGAATCCTCCTGGGCTTTTGGTTTTGCAGTACTCCTTGAGGAGCTCCTCAGTGCAAGCAAGAAGCTTTTCTCTTGAGGGCTCAACTCCAGGACGACGTCTTGAGCTTTGTTTGTCGAAGGAGGACTTGGCCGCGTTGGCGGTTGTGACTGGGGGGTTCCAGTTGTCGAGTCCTGCAACTTCTTCTTTCGCTTTCGTCGTCGACGTTTTCTCCTCCCACTGTTTCCCTGAGGAGAAGCGGACTGAGGTTCGTCCGACCCTGCGTTGGTTGTCGTCGATTGGCTGGTGGCTCCACTCGTACTCTCCAAGATTGATTGCTTGGTGGAGGGCGGAGCCTTTTGCGGGGAGGCGGTCGTCTTGCCAGGTTTCACAGAAGTCTTCAGTGTCTGTGTCTTCGTCACTGGAGTATGCCAACTCTCCCGGGCCGTCGTCAGCTTCTGGTTCCGCTTCATGGGTGGTCTGGTGGGTCGCACTGTGGTGTGCAACTCTTCCTTCTGTTCCACCAACGGTAGTTTGGCTGGTTCCACTGAGGTCTCCAGTGTTTCCTTCCTCACTTCCAGAGTGCTGGTTGGTTTCTTTGGCTCCGGGTACTTCTGTTCTTGGGGGGCCTCCGTCTTGATGGGCTGCCCCCGGGGCCCTGACTGGAAATCCTGCGAGGACTCATAGTAGCCTTCCTCGTAATCGCCCCATTTCATCCCCGCGACGTAGTTGTCATTCAAGGGATTGCCAAGGTCGATTTCCTCGCCGTACCTGTCCACCAAGGATTTCTCCTCAGAGGGTTCGTCGCGGAAGTATTTCCCGTTTGACCGCTGTTCCCGCCACTCTGACTTCAACATGTAGAAGAACTTTGACCCGTACATGTGCTCGTCTTCGAGCGGGTCGTCTGGATCCTCCGGACCGTCCAGTGAGTCGAATTCCTCAGACTCCAAAAGGACAGAACCACGTAACAATCGTGAAAGACAAGTTGCCACATTGGTTCGTTGATCAGGCAGAGCGCGTGTGTGGATGCCATAACAAACTCCCCCCGATATGATGGGAGAGCCTGAGGCTCCACGCTGGGTTGACGCTGAGTGTGTGAAGATTTGAGGCCCATGCACTTCAAGTGCAGAGCCATAACTGCATCGCCACGTGCCATCGGGGTTCGGAGTACGAACTTCCAATTTCATGTGGCGCTGGACGGGTTTCTTGGCTATCTTAATGGATTTCATCCCAGAGACGGCCCAGAAACTTTTCGGGAGCTCCAACAGAAGAAAGTCCATGCTGGACACAGGTGACATG